ACTGTATTTGCGGAATACTACATTGGCTTTGATGTCTTGTGCTTTCCATTCTGGATCTGGATGTGGGAATGTATTGGTACCAAATCTTGTAACCAAATCACCAGCATTTTTTAATTCTGGATCATTGGCCGGAGGCAATGGTAGTGGATCTTCTGGTACAATTTCATTACGATCCAAATAGGGATTTTCTGTACCAACAAACTCCTTGGGTGGAGTAATGCCATTGAGTGTGTCTAAGGCAATCTGATACTTCATGCGATTGCTACGGCCTTTTAGATTTAACACAATGCCAGTTTGATCGTAGACAAACTTTTGTAATTCACCAGCTGTGGGAAAGTCTGTCATTAGGCCTTCCATGTCAAAGCCTGAGTCATAAACTGCTATGGCTTCTGACCGGGTTTCTGATTTGGTTTCTGACTTAGCTTCTGATCGAACTGGAGTTTTTGCTGTGGTTTTTTCTGGACGAACCGGTTCTGTAGCTTCTGGTTCAATGTCCCAGACTGTGGGAGTGGACTTCTTGTTCATTGTGATTCCTTTCAGTAGTATTCAATGTGGGCGTTGTTAAGGACAACACCCAAAACCTTAAATCTTAATCTCTGTAACGGCTACGGCTGGCACGAAACTTTTTAATATGACTGTTTTCGTCAATGCTGCCATCTTCTGGGAAATCATGTTCCTCATAGTCCTGCAGTTGACGATGACCATATGCAGCTTCAATAGCATCAGCTAATGGAGCACGCTCGGCTTTGGCAGCTAAGAAACGACCACGCTTGGCTGCGTGTGCACCTTCATTGCCTTCACGAGGACCCATTGGTACATTGACATTTTCACGCGAATATGGATTGCCTGCATACACTCCTAAATGATGATTGGCTGTGTCAGGACGATCGCTGCTGGCCTTCTTTAAGATACGCTCTTTCATTTCTTAAATCCTTTAAGTGTTTCGGCCAAACGAGCTCGACGAGCCAAAGTAGGGTTCTTGCTGTGTGCAGCCTTTTCAAGCTTCTTGGCTGGAATCTTTTCACCCTTTTTAACATGCAGTTCTTCACGCAATGCACCAGGATGTTTGATAGCAGATTGAATCCACTTCTTGGCTTCTTTGTGATGATGCTCGGCTTTTTCGTGATGTGCAGCAGCTTTTTTCATTGCTGACATGTGTGACATTTTTTTCATAACCATGGTATTAATCCTTAGAATGGTACAACTGGTGTAATAAACAACTGTGAACTGGTACCTAATGAAGCACAGTTAGCGGCTATGGTCACATTGGGTACAAATACTGCTTGACCATTTGCGTCAGCAACAGGCAAGCCTACAATGTATGTGTCACCTGCATTGATCAACTGACCAGGACTTGAAGTACCAGCAGTGATGGGCACTGAAGCTGTTATGGCTGAGTTAGTGCTGATACGGAAGAATGTGTCTGTAGTGCCAGCATTGGTAACTAACCAATAAGCTGATAGACCTGAAGTTGCAGTAACAGTTACTGAACTGGAAGTGGTTGACACATTGCAAACAACTGTGGCACCATTAGGACGAAAGTTAGTTGCTGACATTATCGAGATCCTACATTGATAGCGTCAGAGTTTTTTGGATATTGACGCTCGGCACCACCATCAATACGACCACCTTCAGCAGCTGTGGCAACAGTACACTTGTGTGCATCGCGGGTCACTGATGGACCAATGTTTTCACGACGGTCTTTCCAACTGTCTGAACCATTACCACGACGGTTAACTGTGTCTAAGCCATGGTTGATTGCATCAGGATTACCAACAAGGTGTGCCATTGGATTGTAGCATACATCTCTTGCTTCGCGGTTAACGCCTGTACCAGCTTGACCATTAAATGCAAAGTCCATGTTAGAACCTTTAACATCTGAACGATTGCGTGGACGAGTTTCGCCAACGCCTGGCTTCATTGTGTTTGCGGGCTTGCGGCCCAATGTTGTATTTTTCATATTATTATTTACCCTTCATGGTACGAACAGCATGGTGGTGATCTTCATGCATCTTACGCTCACCATGGTTATGCTTAGAATGGTGATGCATACGAGTCTTCATAGCTTCATGACCATGTAGTTCACGAGTTTCTACACCTTCATCAGCTGCTGCTTCATGTGCTTCTGGCATGCCGGGACCGTCTAC